TTAGGTCGGGTCTTAAAGGGACTGTCCAGCATCGGTTCGGACTGCATCGGGGAGGCATAGGTTGAAAAGACAGGGGGGGTAGCCGCTCGTGCTAAAAAAACCCCCTCATTGAGCGCACCCTTGCGCAGGTTGCATGACTTACATAACACTCTGAGATTATCTAGTGAATGATCTCCACCTGCCTTGCGTGGGATGATGTGATCGATGTGCATCTCACCCTCATCTGTACCACACAACTGACACACTCGACCATCGCGCTTGAAGATACGATCACGCTGCTCTCTATAGCGTCTGCTATTGAGCTTGTCTAATGCCATCCGTATTTACTCCAATGATCTAATGCAACACAAGGCTCACCATAACGATGACCTATGTAATCTAATCCCCATACTACCTGCTTATACCCATCAACAGTAGCAAGGTACTCAGAGCGTCCCTGAGGAATACCATGATGAGAGCCGTTACGAGCAGACTCAGACCAGTTACTCTCTTTAGTGTATAACTTATCTAAGCAGTTAAATTGCTTGTAATTGAAATCTAATAAATAAAGAGAATAAGTCTTATAGTCTATGTATTCTTTAGGCTTTGTAGAGCCTGCTTCCGTAGGAAAGCATAGAGCTATCCCAAATGCTAGCAGCACCCCGCGAGCTACGCCCCTAAGGGGCTCGCGGTGAGCCTTTGAGAGGCTCTGCTCACTTAGCATAATTACCTTGTCAAGCAACAGCGTAAATCTTGGGCGTGTCTTCACTTTTGTACCCCCTGTGGATAACTTCTGTGGATAACTATTTGTAATCTAATTCTTCTAAATCATCAGGTACATAGCTCATTCTTTTCAGTAATTCTTCTTCTAATTGATACATACGAGCAGTAAGTAAAATGTCAGCTGTAGTTGCAGTTTGCTTGCCATCAACTTGCATGTTTAATAACAAGGTTTGTAAGCCAGTAACTATGCCCCATGATTGCCATTCTTCTGAGTAACTTCTTTTAGGCATCTTTTCCCCATCCCTTGCCCTTGAAGTGAATTGGATTAGCTGCAATAACTTTGACCATTGGCTCATTACAATAAGTGCATAACACTACTGGTCGATTGTGCCATCCATGATTGATCTCTTGACTGAGATTGCATCGTGAGCATTTGTAGTCATAGGCTGGCAAGTTAAGCACCTCTGTATCATGTAAGACCCACAGGCTGTGCAGCGGTCAATGTCTGCCTCTGTGGGTTCGCTAGTAATGTGACCATACTTTAATTGAAGTAGCGGTAAGAGATCCTCTAAGCGGATGATGGCGGCATACTCACGCGCATCTTCACCCTGTCCGTTTAGTCGTATGACTCCAAAGCCCAATTCCCCCGAAAGAGCTGTGCGAGCCTTTAATTGTTTAATGTAAGCCAATGGTTGAAATCCAGCGCGGGCTTTGACTTCAACATCGAACGGAACATTAACAATGTCCTTACCGCTACCCCTTCCCACACACGCGCCACTCCACACAGTCGATAGGTACTGTGCGACTACACGCTCTGTGCGGAAGCCCCTATGTTTCCTTGCTTGACTAGCCATGCGCCATGTAACCCATAGCAACGCCACCGATAAACAATAGCAATACTAGAAAGATCAGCAGTTTCTCTTGATCATCCATTTACTGCCTTACACTTTCTGCACTGCCACGCACCAACAACTGGCTGATCATCCTTGAACTTAATCTCAGCCACGATGTCATGCGCCTCGGTAGGCTCATTACACAGCTGACAGTTAATCGTGTCGTAGAGCGGCACATCCTCAATGTTTGTCCACTCGCCCGTTGTCTCGTCAAAGTATTCTACGAAGCCCATGTTATGCCCACGCTTTCTGAGGTTGGAACTTTCCATCTGATCCGAGTGTGTACCAAAGCGTGTTGCACTTAGGTTCTCCGCCTTGATGATTGACTACAGAGCAGAAGTAACCGCCCCAAGCCTTGTTATTCTTTGTGCCTTCACGCCATGTCATGTGTCCATGCTTGCATGATGGAGCTTCTTGTGCTTCACCTGTACCCATTATAGCTGCAATGTTTTCCATAGCCTTTTCAAGCGTCACCGGTGCATCAACTACTTTGTTGTACTGACCTACAGGCGTTGTCCAGTAATCCTGATCATCTGGTACAACATCTTGTACCGCTGGCTTTACTACTTTTGTAGCAACGACCTTGCTCATTTCCTCGCGGCTTGGTCTCTTTCCTTTAGCAGCATAACCTGCATTTGCAAGAGCTCTGCCAATCGCCGAAGTCTCGCAATTCTCCAACGCTGAAGTAGCATTAACGCCTCGATCACTAATCTTTTCCTCAGCGTATCCTGTCGCCCACGCAACTGTTGCCCCAATAGCCTTATAAAGATACGCCTTAACAATGTATCGATCCTTCTCGACAACTTCCAGCTCAGTTGCAATCCTAAAATCTGGATAATCCTTAATAAACCTTTCAAGTCTCACCTCAACTGTCTCGTAATCGGCTAGATTAAACATCTATTTCATTCCAATCTAATACTGTTTGGATGTCTGAGTCTGTTATGCACTCACAAAGGATAAGCAAAAAGCCAGATCTGATGATTGCTTGACCTGTTTTATGGCATTTGCGCTTAAACATAGAGATCATTCTCCTCGGTTGCTAGTTGTCCTGCGATTGCGCCATAGCTGCATAGGTCGATCCATGTGTCGATCTGCTGGGCTGATTGATTAGTCCTTGCAAGTTTAACAAGCACCATGATCCCTGCGACTTGATAATCATGGATCGGTGTCTGTAAGTATGCTGAGAGGAGCATCGCTGTGTGTTGCAGGTTATCCGCAGGGTGACCATACGATAAGCCACGCTGAGAGATTGTGTCGGTGGCTGTGAGTAAGATTTCATTGGCTTTCATTCTTCGCCCTTGATGCTTCGACCACGATGATAGCCATCTCTTACGCCCTTGTTATAGGCTGTCTTTTGTACATCCAACAGCACTAGCCCAAAGCCGATAGCAATACCGACTAGGCTGATAATAAAGAGCTTATCTAAACTGCTCATTGATTTACCTATCTGCCCTGATGCCCTTGATCAGGTACAGGATTAGTGTGACACAACGCCACGACAAAATGCGTTAGATTTGTATAACGATTTGGTAACGCTATCTGGCGCGTCCGTAGGACTTTCCAGCCACAATAAATGTACCATCTTTCTCGATGTTGATGAGATCAACCTGCACTTTAGACTTATTGACATAGATGATGGCAAAGGCTTGCTGCCAATTGGCTACACCCTTAGTGTAAGCAGCTTGCTTAAAGTCCATGAGATTGCCTACCTCGACACCATGCAGGACACGCCCTATACGCCCCCCAGAAGCCTCTGAGAAGGCTGAACGCCCTGCTCTGTGGGTGTGACCACTAATTACATTCTTTCCATGCCTACGAGCCGCTTCTAGGGCTGATAAGCCCCCTTGTGGCTTGATGGGTGTGTGATCTCCATGTACTGCAATCCAGTTAGGTGCAATAGGCATAGGATTTTTATGGAAGGTAATGCCCAACTCATCGAACTTCATGAACTTCTCAAAGCGAAGCTCTGGTAATGCCCCGAACGCTGGGACTTTAGCCATAATGATGTTGTACAGGCGGTCTGTGTGATTGCTACGGATGCAATCGGTAACGCCTAACTCCCAGAGCAGCTGAACAGCCTCATTACGATCATCATCTAGGGTCTGGGCATAACTGCCCATGCGCCCTTCTTCCCACTTGCTGATCTGTGGAAGGTCGATCTCATCGCCAATGGTGACTACTTGATCTGGCTTAAACTTTTGGATAAAAGATGCAAGGTTACGAGTGGCAACCCTGTCATGATAGGGGACTTGTAAGTCCGAGACTACAACGATCTTCTTAATCGTCATCCTCGTCATCCTCGTAATCGCCCAACTTCTCAGGCGGTACTGGGTCAGGCAAGATCCAATGAGGGTAAGCCTGTGGCTCTGTGATCATGAACATCGCTATGTCCTCAGCAAACCCAGCACGCTTCAATGAGCAGAAGTACTCATAGAGTCCAATGCAGTAAGCATCGAGCTTTGAGTAGCCTTGTTCCTCTAATGCCTTAGTTGCTTTTCTTGCCATAGGATAATTGTTACCTATCTAACAGGACAATGATTGTCTCGACACGCGCTTCTAATCGATTGAGTCGGTCATTCATCGAGCTACCGCCGTTGGGCTTTAACTCTGCAAGGTAGTGCTTAACCAACCAGCGGACTGCCATAGCAAACGATCCGATTACTGTTGTCACCGCTGCAACGATGGCTGCGATGTCTTGCGGGCTCATTACTTCTTAGGCGTGGCGTATCCGAATACACCTGATAAGACAGCCCAGAGGACTGCGCGATAATCCAACGCAAAGTTAGATGATGCCCATGCAGCAAGGAACGCTCCAGCGGCTAGGTATGCAGGATGTTTGATCTTCATTATTCTCCGCCTAACATAGATACTTGATAAAACTCACCCAGTAAGTCAGCTTCTTTCTTAAAGCTGAAATGAGCGTGCTTTGTGTGTTTGTTCGCCCCTGTGTACTTTCTTGGTTTCCAATTGAGTATTCTGGAATAGATGTACCCATCGAAAATAATGTAACTAATGCGTGTTTCTGATTTGGCTTTGCAGGCTCTCCGAAGCTGATCAACAAGGTCGCACATAATGTCTGGCTTTGATCCCTTGAATAGGTCACGATCGACATCAATGGCACGAACCCAACCCGACTCATCTGGATTATGATCAGACTTGCGATGAGCGTGTCTGGTATCACCGATCCAACCATCCGATGCGCGGTCACGATCTGGGAACGAGTCATCGATCTGCTCCCTTAACTGAATCGCAGCCCTAGAGAGCTTTGCTTTCACTTAAAATCCGAGAGACTTCAAGTCATTTAGATCTAAGCCAAGAGCAGCTAGTTTAGCAAGTGCAGCTTCTTTAGTTGCCTCTAAGTCTAATTTTGCTTGATCTAAAGCCGCTTGCGCTAACGGAATTGCTGCTTCGTACTCAGATTTTGTAAAAGGTTCACAATCGATAAAAGAAATACTCTCATAGTCATACCCATTTGTAGCCCAGCCACCATTAGGGCGAAGATACTGGCAGATGTCTGCAATTTTTAGTGTAATCATTATGCACCTATTTCCATCAAGATAATTGAGCTGCGTGTTGATGCTGTTGAAATGTAATCTTGAACTACAGAGAATCCCGCGCCATCGTTAGCGAACTGTGTTTTGTAAGTTGTTGCAGATGTCGTTGCCGGTGAATCTAAACAAGTAATTGCCAGAGAATAACCTCTGCGACCATTCACATTGACAGATGAATAACCATAAATACCATCGCCAACTGCTGCAATGCTTGTTGATCCGCGTACTAATCTAAAGTATGCACCACCATTATTGGCATCATGTCCGCAACCAGCCTGTGCAACAATGACTAGAATCTTGCTTGTAGAAGCACTTGGAGTAATTGTCGCACTTAGATTGGAATCAATAAAAGTAGTTGTTGAACTTGTCGCGTAACTGGTTGTCGTACCTTCTACTACTTGTAACACCTTACCGCCCCCAGCCGCAGCAGCCCATTTCAAGCCAGTTGCGGTTGTTGAATCTGCTGTTAAAACTTGACCATTTGTGCCTACTCCAAGACGAGCATCGACAGTAGTAAAGGTAAATAAATCGCCTTTAGTTGTTAATGGTGTCTGATCTGTTGGAGTTGTCCAAGAGAAATCCATATCTGTATTAGTTGCCTTAGCAAGGACTTGACCAGTAGTGCCACCTTTAAGATCGAGCAGTGAAGCATCGATTGCATCGCCTAGACCCTCGATGGCGGTTGCGCCATTCTTGACTAGGTCGGTACTGGTCGGTACAGGCCAGCCGAAGTTAGGGGTTGTTGTTGCCATTAGGTTAGAGCTCCGATCGCTTTAGACCACTGTAGTGTACCATTTACGCCACTCCAGATGGTGTTAGTTGGAATTACTGTTGCCCATGTTGGAGCAATTAAAGAAAAATCTGTTGGTGAGACATAGATGGTAATGTCCACAAAAGTTGGAGTGGCTCTCATAGAGATGCCCTCTACAAAGCCTGAGAAGTACCCCTCGAACATGTTGAAGGGTAGGTTAGTAATAACTACTGGTTCGCCAAAAAAGAGGTTGATAAGGTCATCTCTGAGCGCATCTGGCATAAGAGGATTGTCAAGTCTAAAAGTAATCTGGTCGAGCTGAGTTCTAGGCGTAGCGCGTAGGGCTAGATCGCGACTGACAATGTCTGTGATGTCTGCCAGATAGCGGATGTTAGAGTCAAAGGATCGCTGGTAGCGTCCATAAGTGGCAATCGATGGATCATCTGTGGCTGAGTATGTGCTGCCGTAGTCGTTGCCATAGCGCACAATTTCGCTGTTGCGAATCTTGCCGATTTGTAGGATTGACTTAACACTGGCTGGAGATGCGTAATTGCCGTCTAACTCAGTTGAGCCATTAGCTGCCAAATAAGTGCTTCTATGATCCGCGTCCGCATATGAGACTCGCCCCTGCTTGTCCTCGTAAAGCGTTCCAAGTGCTGAATCTGCTATCTGCTGCACTAAGGTCTGTGTGTTTCGATCAGCTGCGCTGAGATTATCCATCTGATAAAGCCCAGTATCGATCTCACCAAGTCCAACATTTTCAGCATTAGCCCATGTGGTAGTTGGATCGTAAGCAGCCCATGTAAGAGTAGGTGCTACTTCTTGCCATTGATTGACCAAAAGATCTGAAAGGATGGTTGAGATCTGAACGCCATCAAGATCATGAGCTACAGCAGCTGTGTAAATGGCTTTAGGCAGTTTAGCCAATGCTCCTACTGCGAGAATTGTGCCGATGGTGACAAAGCCTGTTTCCTCTGGGCTTCTGACAGATGTCGTAAAATCTGAGACAGTGCCACCAAAAACAGGCACATATGTGCCACCACTGTCTTTAAGCTCTAGAGTCAGAGAATCGGTAACATCAATGTCAAAGAGGGCATTGGTCGAATTGACAATATCCATCCGAGCATAACCTGCTTGGCATTGGCGATCAATATCGATGCGACCAGTAGTTACACTAACAGCGGTTACATTGGTATAGACAGTAGTGCCTACAGTAATACGCCACTCTGGAAGCCATGTCATACTGCAAGAAGTCCTGTTGCGCTTGTACCACGCTGGTATGACTGACGGACAACATCTTCCACAGCTCTAGCAATAGCCTCTGGATCACCGATACCAGCCTGAATTGTAATGTTATAAGCATTAGCAGCTTGTGCTGCATAGCGTGAACCGCTGACCGCACCTGCTACACCTGCACCGCCTGAAAGACCCTGGAGAAGGGATGAACGAGCAATTGATTCTAGATCAATCGTAGAAGCCATCTGGCTTGCAGCCGATGCATTCTCCATGTCTAGCAAGTCCGCAAAAGCATTAGCGCGAGCAGATGCAGCTTGTGCATATTCCAAAATTGCATCAATAGATCCACCAGTTGTGGAGATAGGCGCAATGTAATCACCAGATGGAATGCCGGAGCCTAAAGATGCGCTTGTAGGTATTGCTGCTTTAGCCTGAGTATTGGCTTGTGCAAGAAGTCTAAGCATTTCTTGGATGCTGGCTAATGCTTTGTCTAAGTTACTCTGATTAATTAGATCAACAGGTTTTAGACTATCAAGGATTGACTTGATATCTGCAAGCTTTACATTTTGCATACTCAACGCCCCAAGGACTTTGAGGTCTGCATTGAGTTTATTGGTTGCAGCGATGATGGCTGCTTCATCCTTAGCAGCAATAGCATCTTCTAAGTCAAGGATTGAACGCTTTACATTAAGGCGTGCTGTGTCATTGGCAATCTGAAGAATCTGTGATTGACTGGTTGCCTTGCCTAGTTGCTCAGCCTGCGATGTAAGAGCTGCTGCAATCTGGATCTTGTCCATATCAAAGATTTCGCTGCCCTTGTTGAGAGCAAGGTTAGCCTTATCGATTGCTGCCTGTAGTCGCTTATCCTTGAGAATCTTTGCCTGATTAGCGGCTTGAACCCCTGTAAGTCTAGCCAATGCAGCTGCATTCTTTTTAGCAATTGCATCTGCACGCTGGGTATCCTGTGAGGATACAGTCATTGAGATGTTGCCAAATCCCTTGCCATCACCGAATAAACCGCCAGATGGAGCAAAGAAACTTAAATTCTTAAAGTCAAAGATTGACTTGGTGATTTTGATAAACTCGCCAGTCTCGCGCACAAAGTTAGCAATTGACTCAGCTGCTGCATCAATCTTAGTAATTAAGTCATCGACAGAAGATGAATTGGTAATCGTTACAAAAGCATCGACTAGACCTTTGCCAATAGTTTCCTTGGCGTTATTTCCTGCAACAGTTAATTTAGCAAGCGAACCTGCGTAGGTATTGGCTGCTTCTGTAGCCTGACCTGCAAACAATTCTGATAGGCGCAACTGGATCTGCTCAAATGTTGATGTGGATAACTCAGCCTTTGTAAGTCCTACACCTAAGCGACCAAGTGCCTGAGTCTGCCCCAGATAAGCCTTCTGTAAGCTCTGTGAAACTTGTGTGAGACTCTTACCTGTACCTGCTGAAATGTCTAATGCAAGTCCTAGTAATTCCTGTGACTTTGTAACATCACCGGTGGCACGAAGCAAGCGATCCATCGCTGGGCGTAACTCATCATCTAGCACGCCTGTCTGTTGTTCTAGGCGAGAGATAAAGCCATTGACTGTGCCAATGTTTGAGCCATAGGCAAGCCCTAGATTTTTAAGGGTAGTACCTAATGCCTTAGCTGCTTTGTCATCTTCTGCAAATGCTTTAACCGATTGCTTGCCGAATGAAAGGATCTTCTGTGCGCTATAAACAGCAAGCAAACCTTTAGCGAGTCCCTTGACATTTTTAGTGAGTCTGTCGCTTGCTGTCTCGGCTTCCTTGAAAGCCTTCTTGCCAACAAATTGCGCGGCTATGTCAATTCTTACATCTGCTGCCATTACTTAGCCGCCTTCAATGTGTAGTTTTCAAACTTGACTTTAGATCCCTCAATTGCCTTAATAACAGCAGCGTTGGTCTTACCGCCATCTTCTGCCCATGCACGAAAGATTGCGCGACCCTTTAACTTACGAGATGCGCGACCCGCTTGACCTTCTGCTCGCTTGTATGCATTAACAACTCTGCCTGTGCGATCTATTGCGTTAATAAACTGCTCACCTGCATTAGGGTTATTGCTCATGCTTTGATCTTTAGAACCTGATCTAATTCTTTTGCCAAAGTTAGGATGTTGAGGATAAACAACAGGCACTATCGGAGCTTGTGGTCTGCCTTGTGGATGCAAGCGTCCAGCAGTTTCATAAATTGCTCCAATAGGTGATGCATTGACAATTCGAGCAAGCGAACGAAATCCAGAGCGATTAGGCTTTGATGGTGTTGCCTTGAAGCCAATACCGCGCTTAGCCTCGCCTGTACTCCATTGAAGTCTGCTACCCCATACGCCGTTACCATCTTTAGACCAACCACTTAATGGAGAAGTGCTAGGAATAAATCCTTTAGCCTTATTAGTAATAGGGCGAAGCAACGCACCCAATTCTTTCTGGGTTTCTTTAGCAAGGTCTGGAGTGAACTTTCTGAGGGCTTTTCTAAGCTCTACCGCGCCTTTTACCTCTGTTGGCATCGCTCACCTCTTTCGCTTCATCCTTTAGCCCTTGCACAAGTGCATCGAGCATGTTTTTATCTAGATCCAGTAATGCTTGTGGCGAGATCCCCAACCTAATGCTCAACCGAGCAATTAGATAGGTGAATGGAAGATCCCGCTTTAAGCTAAAGGGTCGGAGTCAAGCACCTCGACACTTTTAAGTGTCTCAATGAACTCCATCCCGAAAGGCTTAACAGTTTCACCTGACCTGCGGACAATCTCATGAGCAAGGAGGTAGACATGTGACTGCTGCTCCAAATCTCTAAACGCCTTATGAAACCCCATCTTCGTCTGCTGCTCAAAAAAGTATTCAACAGCAGGCGTAATCTCGCCCTCGATAACGCTTCCATCTGTACGCACGATCTTTAGTTTTGCCATGAGTTTGCCCCTTTGTTAGTTTTTATCAGCTTGTTGTGATTGCGATTGTGCCGTTCACAGTCCATGTTACAGACTGTGTTGATAGATCAGCAACAGCACCATTTACAGGTGTTGTGTTATTGATCAAGCATGTCATTGTGTAAAGTGGGTTTTCAGCAGATGTTACCGCTGATGTCTGCTTGAAAGTTACAGTAACGCTTGTACCCCATGTGGTGTTCAATGTCTGCAGTGTCTTTGCAGATGCTGAGTCGTTTAGGAAGTCGATTGTGATGCTTGAAGCTTCCAAACCCTTAACGAACTTGTGACCTGTGTCCCCAAGACTTGTGATCTCCAGCTCGTCAAAGCTGCGGTTAATGACCACATTTGTTACTAATGATGAGAGATCTACCGAATTAACAGTTAGAACTCCTGTATTTGCTAAATAAACTGCCATCGGATTATTCCTCTTCTTTCTTAGTTACTGGCTTTGCTGCTGCTGGCTTTACCTGACCGATTTTGATCAAGAAAGCTTCCTGCTCTTTTTCCCACTGTGCCATGTCGGTCATGGTTAGCTCCAACTCGTTAGGATTGATACGGACATCTCGCAGCTGAGCAAGTCTCCGCTTGCCGCGTTGAGAACACTAGGTGCGCTGATTGCGCTTACATTATAGGTTAAAGATGATGCTGCGAGCAGAGCGAACACGCTGACTACAGTATCTTCGATCCCGTTAAGGTTTCCTTCATTGTCAAACAATGGCACAGTCATTACGATCTTAAAGTTAGCCATTGGACTAATTGAAATCTGAGAGTTGTTATTAGGTGTCAAGTATGGATCATCTGGAGACACGATCACAGAGTTAGCAAGTACTGTTGCAGGTGGAAAAGCGAAAGTCTGCCACTTAGCATTATTTACTAGAGCAGTCGCTAAAGTGGTTCGAAGTGTAGTGATGGCAACTGGTGGCATTATCCCACCATCGAACGCGGATCAAGTGCATGTGCTATCAATCCTCGCACCTTAGCGAGAAGCTGTGCGCTCATTCGGTAAGGGCTTGGCTGGAAATCAACAAGGTTACTGCCAGAAAGGGTGGCTGTACGCGCTTGCCAGATTTCAACAGATACCATTAAAGCTGCTTGCTGGATCGCCATGTCTGCTGTCCAGTCAGTCGATGGAGCGATTGTAACTGTGCCAT